CCCAGCGATCTTGATGCGAATCGGAATGAGCTTGCTCGCTTCCTCGTGCTCGCGCTTGTGTGCGAACTTACGTTTGCGTTGCTCAATAAGCTCGTCGATCGATACATCATCATCCGGTATCGGCGTGAACTCAAACGCCTCCTCGTTAGGAATCTGCCTGCCTGGCTGATAGGTTGATTTCGGGATCTCGTACCCCCGACTCTCCATTCGAGCTAAACGCTTCAGCATCGTTCGTGGGTTTAACCCAAGATCGGCAGCAGCATTAGCGCGAACGCCTTTGTTCCTGCGCAACGCTTCAATGATCTGATCGTCAGTCGCCTTTGCGGCTGTCACGGCATCACCTCTTTCTTGTTACCTTGATGCCGAGTTCCTTTCGGCGCTCTTCGGTACGTTCGTCATCGCGCACCGCTGTCCACTCCAAATGCCCATCAACGAGCCGATACTGCTCCTTGTGAGTCAAGGCGCAATCGCAGCACTCGGTGAAGGTATAACCTTTGACTCGATACCAGACCCCGTCATACATCTGGATTACGGGGACAGATACATCCTTGCTTCGTCCTGCCTTCGGCTTACCAGGCCGGGCAGAACCTTTCCTGCGGCTTTTGTCCATTTCATGAACTCCGATGCAGCGCCCCAATAGTCGCCTCGGTTGTGCTTCATGCGCAGCGTCGAACGCTGGAGATTGCCGAGACCGACGTTGAAGGCAAAGCTCACCAAGGCATCGAACTGGCCTTGACGATCAGGATCAATAGAGCAATATCGGGCCACGCCCGACTCAAACCGTTTAAGGTCTTGAGCAAGTAGAGCATCCACTTCGTCAATATCCCAGACACGGTCATCCTCGGGTTTTAGCGGATAGTCCCGACGCAGAGGGAAATTGCCATTATCGGCGGTTCGCACCACCGGCAAACGAGCCTGCTCGGGATAGAGCATATGGCCGACGCCCACCGTCCAAAGCTTGGCGGGGCAAAGATACGGTCGCAGGCGCACACCTTCGTGTTTCTTGATCGACGCGAGCGCCTGCTCGCTTGTGTTCATCTTTTGCTAAATGCCTGTGTCCCGAACCAAAAAGCAATGATGCTGGACAGAATCAACATTTCATCTTCGCCAAAGACGTTATCCATAGCGACGGCAAAAGGGATGCCGGTGCTATATGCGTACCATACACCAGTTGCATTCAAAACAACAAGTTCCAGCACAAAGATATAAGTTACAACAGGTCTGACCGACGCCCGAAGATTGATGATCCATTGGCTCGCACCCTTGCCGATCGCCTCGTCATGCTTGTACAGCGCGACCCGCTCCTGGGCAGCAGTCTCGGCCAGCACTTGCTCGGTCTTGATCTCCTCGATCTTTTCCTGCGAGGCAAAGCCCTTGGCAGCAAGCTCCAGCTCCCGCTCCTTTTGCATACGCAGGATGGCGAGCTCATGCGACTTGTCTTGCCGGTCTTGGAAGAACTCGAGGATCTTCGGCAGGCCACCAGCAAGGAACGACAGAAACGTCGAAAGCATTGTCATCATTGCGGCGGCCTCTTGTTGATCAGGTCAAATAGGGTCTTGATCTTATCCTCGAGCACGGCGACTCGAAGATCCAGCTTTGACAGGACGATGATCAGCGTAATGAGCGCGAGAATCACCGGCCACGCACGGGTGAAGATCTCGAACAACTCCATCTCACTTATCCGCTTTGGTCGTATTGAGCTGGTTGATCAGGTTAAAAATGTCATCCAGCGTTCGACGAATGTGATGGATGTCGTCTCGGTAGTCGGCCTTGGTAACGTAAACGTGCGGCATATTGCGCACATCTCGATCGAGCTGGTTAATGGAGCGGCTAATGTTATTGAGAATCCAGCCGCCCAAGAAACCGGACACGCCGACCAATACGTTGAAAAGCATCTGCGCATCCATCGTCAAACTCCCGGGACTGCTCTACGCGGGGCCGATGCCGCGATCTGTTCGGCCTTGGCAAATCGTTCAGCGGCCTGCCCAGCGATTGGAGCGGCAGCCAGCAGGGCTTGCGTCTCCTGCGCCTGAGCATCTGCCATATCCATTTCCTCGAGCTCCTCATCGGTGCGCAGCGCCTTGGCCGGCACACCGTTGGCCTCGGCAATGAGCTTGATCGCCTCGTCTGCATTGATGCGGCGCAGCACCGACATATCGCCAGAGACTTGAGCGACCGGCAGCATGGCCTCAATCGTGCGCAGGATACCCGCGGCTTCCTCGGTTTTCATCAGCCGGGCAAGCGGCCCCTGATACTTCGGGAAGATCTCGCCACCAGAGGCAAGGTAATCCATGAGCGCAGGAGGCGGTTCCGGCAGCGAGAAGCTCGCAGACAACAGATCGAGCTCACGATCGATGATCGGCCCCAAGAACTCCGATTGCTGGCGACCCATCGTCGGGCCAAGCAGAGCGCCCTTTTCCTGCGCGCGCTGGAGCACTTCGGTCGCCGTCATCGTGCGGGGTGATTCCACCAGAATCTGGAACAGCGTTACCAAGAACGAATCGTTCACAGCGCGGCGCTTCTGATCCGACATCTCGATGCCGATCGGCAGATTGCCGCCGGTTATCAGAGGCTGAACGAGCGGCGTACCGTCGTCTCGCAGATAGCCATAGTTCAATGCGTTAGGACGCACGGAGAAGGCGTTTAACGCCCCCTCCTCGGTCAGGATGAGCGGCGGGTCGACCATGCGGTGCGCCATCCGAAGCATGGTCTTTTCCATCTCTTGCAGCGACTTGATATCGGCAAGAGCCTCCATCGCCGGAGACCGTCCATAAATCTCGCGCGGCCCGGTGACATACCGGCCAACCGCATACGGCATCACCCGATAGCCGCCATCCTCGAGCAGCACTTGCCCTTCGCGCGATACATATCGAGATACATATCGCATCCCGTCAGGGCCAGCCATGCCCTCTTTGTAGTCGTAGTTCGGGCGAACGCAATGCACGAACTCGAACATCGTGTTCGGCGCACTTTGAGCCTGTCCTACGATTCCACGCGGCAGCTTGTCAGACCAACCCGGAATCTGCATCGCTTGGCGAGCAGAGAGCTGGAACGAGCGATAAACGGTATCGACGCGACCTGTGTGGTCGAGATCGATAACGAGCTCTGACAGCGGGATCGCTCGATAGCGCAGGGTGACGCCCGGAATTTCATCGACAAACAGCGCCGATGTACCGAATGCGCCGAGGCTCATGTAGCACTCGAAAGCCTGTGAAGCGAAGTTGGCGCTCGGAGCATAGCGTTGACGGAACATCACATCCCGCACCGCATCGCACCATCGCTGCACGGCAACGTCGTCATCGAGCTCTGGAATGCCAGTACGCAGCCCGTGCCACAACTGCGTGGCCGGAGTCAGCATCGAATCCATCGCAGCAGCAAACCGCGGCAAAGCGCGCTGGGCAGTTGAGTCGAAGATCTTCTCGGATCGTTTCTCGCCAGGTGTGCGCCAGCCCGTCATCTCAGCCATCGTCGGCCATACGCGCTCGGCAACTTCTTGCCAATGATTCTCCCATGTACCACGCGCGCCTTTCAGACGGTCGTAGCCCTCGAGGACTTCAGCAGCGCGTGAATCAGCCATCTTAATTACTCCACGGCAAAGGCATCACAACCGGCTCAACTGCCGCGGGTTTTGCGGCAACAGCGGCGGCTTTGGCTTCCCAATAACCCTTTGACGTTTGCGACCAAACCCAATCTAAAACTTGAGATTCTGTAAGGCTTTCAAAGGAAGTGAATGGATTGCCAGGCGTTGAAAATTCTGTCACGCCCCGCAAATCATCAACTTGCCAAGTTACCGAAACCACCACATTGCTGTGATTGTTTAATTCTGGGACAACCCGCAAGCAGTCCACTTTCCAAGTAGCCATTAGACCGGCGCTCCTTCAACCTCAACCCAAGCCTGCGCGGCTTCATCCCACGAATACATCTTACCGTCAGTCGGCATCGGCACCGGAGCCTGCCATTGGGCATTAGCGTCCAGCGTCCATGACGGGAACGGCTGCGGCGCTACAAAAGCGTCAATATCAGCGCGGTAGGCGTAGCCAATACCAGCGTAGTTCTTGCGGATGCTGCCGTTGTAACTGGTTTGTTTCCAGTTACCACCAAGCAACTTCTGGCAGAACGCCACGCCGATGCTCTCGACCTCGTTGCCGTTAGCGTCAGCGGTGTCCTTGTTGTCTACAACGATGACGCGCTTGACGACATTGTTTTCATCCAATTCTGCGAAGTGGGCCACTTTGTTACTCCTTCAAATGCAATGCGGTCAGGCTGCTTTCGTCACCTACATAGCCAGCCGGGAAAGTATTAAACGCCAAAGATACTCGATCATCGCCCTGCACGGTTTCTACCATGTGCGTCAGGCTTGACGGGAACAGCATCAAATCGCCAGCGCCAACCTCAAACCACCACGAATCGCTGTTGTAGAGATTGTAGTTGTCGGTCGGCAGTTTGACCTGCTGATAGCCGTCTTTGTAAAAGTAAATTTTGTCCCGCTCACGGGCAGCCTTAAGGTACAGCACCCCAGACACAAACGAGTTGGGATGCGCGTGTTTGTGGTGGTATTGACCGGCCTTGGTG